CTCAGATCTCTTTTGATTTACAAAGGAACTTGATTAAACACTTTGATTTGGAAGTTACAAAAGATAACGCAAAAGACAAAGTTATTGAAATATCTAACGGCTCAACAGTAAGAATGGGTTCTATCAATCAGGTAGACTCTTGTGTGGGCCGATCTTATGATTTAATTATATTTGACGAAGCGGCACTAGCGGATGGAAAGGATGCCTTTAATGTTGCACTGCGCCCTACACTTGATAAAGACAATTCTAAAGCCATTTTTATATCTACTCCCCGTGGCCGTAATAACTGGTTTTCTGAGTTTTTCTATAGAGGATTCTCCGATGAGTTCCCTGAATGGTGTAGTATACGTGCAACTTACAAAGATAACCCTAGAATGAGTGAAACAGACATCGCAGAAGCTCGTAAGTCGATGTCAGAGGCAGAGTTTAGACAAGAATATGAAGCAGACTTCAACACCTACGAAGGACAAATCTGGAAGTTCAACTTTGAAACACAAGTCAAAGACTACTCACAGTTCGATACTAGCAAGATGGATGTCTTTGAGGGGTTGGATGTCGGCTACAAAGACCCAACAGCAATGTGTGTTATTGCGTATGATTGGGATAAAGAACAATACCATTTGGTGGACGAATACTTCAATGCTGAAAGAACTACTGAACAGCATGCTGCCGAGATACAGAAGCTCATTGATCGCTGGGATATTGATTACATTTATATTGACAGCGCAGCTCAACAAACAAGGTATGATTTCGCGCAGAACTACGACATTTCCACCATCAACGCTAAGAAGTCCGTACTTGACGGAATTGGACATGTGTCAGGGATTGTCGATAATGACATCCTCTTTGTTGATCAAGAAGCCAAAGAATCCATGAGTTGTTTAGATGCGTATCAGTGGGATCCTAACCCAAATCTTATGAAGGAAAAACCGAAGCACAACATGGCATCTCACATGGCAGATGCGTTGCGCTACGCACTATACTCATTCCAAACCTCAAATATATCCTTCTAGCGATACCAACTCAAAAATAATGTTTGACAAGTTAGCTTAAAGTCGATATAATTCTTTAGATAAAAAATAAGGAACCAAAGGAAAATGCCTAAGTTAAAACGTGATTATGTAAAGTATGTACGAGATAAGGCAAAATCTAAGTATAAGAAGGGTTCCTCTTGCAGAATTTGTGGAGCAACAGAGCAGTTAGACTTTCACCATTTTTACAGTCTGACTCCTTTGTTGAACAAATGGTTAAAAGATAACAATCACAATCCTGAGTATATACAAGCACTTCGGGAAGATTTTATAGAAGAACATCATGCTGAGCTATACGACCACACAGTTACTTTGTGTCACAAGCATCACTTAAAACTTCACTCAATTTACGGTAAAGATCCTGCGCTGACAACAGCAAAAAAGCAAATGCGCTGGGTAGAGATTCAAAGAGAAAAACATGGCTTGGTATAATAATTTATTTGGTACAAAACCTGTAGACGCTGAGGAGGAAAAACTAAACCCTGGGCAGCAGTATATCGGCAGCCAAATTGAATCTTCAAGAGAGTATACCGCAAACTATCAGCACTACTATGAAAATTTAGAAATTGTAAATAGAGCTGTAAACCTTGTTGTAGATGATACAGCAGGTGTAAATACTACTGTTAAACCTTTTACTGTTCCTGGAATTGTAAAGGGAATTAGAAGAGTGAAGGTAGAGACTCTGCTTACAAAAGAGCCAAACTTATTCCAAGATATAAATACTTTTAGACGTAATCTTATTACTGATTTTTTACTTGATGGGAATGTATTTGTATACTATGATGGTGCGCACCTGTACCATCTTCCTGCAGATAAAGTAGTAATTCATGGCGATAAGAAAACTTATATTGAAAAATATACTTATAATGAGATAGACTACTCTCCAGAAGAAATTATACATATCAAAGATAATTCTTTTTATGATGTGTATCGAGGAGTTTCTAGACTTAAGCCTGCAGTTAGAACTATGCAGCTCATTACTAGAATGAGAGAGTTTCAAGATAACTTTTTTAAAAATGGAGCAGTACCAGGTTTAGTACTTAAATCACCAAACACTCTTTCAGATAAAATTAAAGAGCGTATGATGGTATCTTGGCAAACTCGATACAGACCAGATACAGGAGGTCGTAGACCTTTAATACTAGATGGTGGTATTGAGTTAGATAAAATTTCAAATGTAAACTTTAAGGACTTAGACTTTCAGTCCTCTATCGCTGATAATGAAAAAATTATACTAAAAGCAATTGGAGTACCTCCAATTCTTTTAGACTCAGGTAACAATGCAAATATTCGTCCAAATATGAGACTCTACTATTTGGAAACTGTGCTACCAATTATAGCAAAACTAAATTCAGCATTTTCTAGATTTTTTGGTTTTGAGATTGTAGAGGATGTAACAAATGTTCCAGCACTACAACCAGAACTACGAGACAGTGCAGCATACTACTCTGCCTTAGTAAATGGCGGAATTATTAGCCCTAACGAAGCTCGTGAAGCACTAGGATATGATGCTAGAGAAGAGGCTGAAGATATACGAGTTCCTGCAAATATTGCAGGTTCAGCAGCAAACCCAGATGAAGGCGGACGTCCGCCACAGGAAGAGGAAGATGTATAACAGAAGAATGGTAGGTGTTTTGGCACAGTATTTTGCAGAGCACGGATTGCCAAAAAGTCACGAGCACTTTAAAAGAGATGGAAACAAACCTTATTCCGCAGTGCTAGTACAGAAGAAAGTAGGAGGATGGCCTATTGTTCTTAAATATATAAAAGAAAACCACCCAGAATATTGGGAACTAGCTCAACCGAAGGTTGAGGTAGAGCCTGAAGAAAAAGACCCTTTGGAAGCACTCAGGGCAAGTACTACAGAGAAAACTTATGAATAAGATACTACATATGGCCTCAACGTTTAAGTCTCATGCAAATGAAGATGGCAGCGTAATGATTCGAGGTATGGCGAGTACTAATCATTCTGACCGAGCAGGGGATGTAATTGCAGCCGAAGCCTGGACAAAGGGTGGTTTGGATAATTTTCACAATAATCCTGTAATTTTATTCAATCACGACTATGATAAACCTATTGGTCGTGCTACAGGAGTAAAAGTAACAGAGAATGGGCTAGAGCTTGAAGCAAAGATTAGTAAATCTGCGCCTGCAGCGGTCTGTGAACTAGTTAAAGACGGTGTCCTTGGAGCCTTTTCCGTTGGTTTCAAAGTCAAGGATGCTGATTACATCAAAGAAACTGACGGATTAATGATTAAGGATGCTGAGTTGTTTGAAGTATCGGTTGTTTCGGTACCTTGCAATCAAGCAGCTACTTTTTCGCTCGCGAAATCATTTGACTCGGAAGAAGAGTACAATGAATTCAAGAAAACTTTCACCAATCGTGTCGATCTAACGGGTCAGTCTCTGACCAAAGATGATTCAAAGGAATCAAAAGTGGTTAGTGACGCACCTAAGCAAGTGGAGAAATCCACTATAAAGGAGACAAAAATGTCCGAAGAAACTAAAACTCCGGAAATCGACTTGGAAGCATTTGCTAAGAAAGTAGCTGATGAAACTGCTGCTAAAATCGCAATGAAACAAGCCGAAGAAAAAGCCGCTGCTCAAGCAGAGGTAGAAGCTGCTGAAGCTAAAGCTTTAGAAGCCAAATCAATCAAGTCAAGCATCGAAACCGGTGTTAAGACTGGTGTTGAAAAACTAGAAGCCGATATGCAAAAAGAGTTTGAAGCTAAAGATGCTGATCACGCTGCTATCGTTGCTAAATATCAAAAAGACCTTGAAGAAAAAGGTGCTGAACTAGAAGCTATGCGTAACAGCAAGCGCGACTTTACTGGTCGTGGTACTCTTACTCAAGGCGAAATTGATAAGCAACTTCTTTCTGCTCATATCCTGGGTAAAATTACTCGTAAAGGTATGGACACTGACTTCGCTAAGAGCGTACTTGAAAAAGCATCTATGGATATCACTGCGATCACTCCAAGTGTTTCTTTAGATATCTCTGTTAGCAATGCTTTTGAACAAGAAGTACTTCAAGAGCA